ATTCGATGGCGCAGCTTCTGCAAGGCAACCCGCAACTGTGGGCTGTGGCAGGCGATCTGTTTATCAAGAACATGGATTGGCCCGGCGCGCAGGAAATGGCGAAGCGCTTTGCCAAAACGATTGATCCCAAGCTGTTGTCCAACGACGACAAGCCACCTGAGTTGCAGGCCGCTGAACAGCAAATTCAGGCGATGGGTCAAGAGATGGATCAGATGCACCAGATGTTGCAGAACGTCGGTAAGTCGATGGAAGCGCAGGATCTGGCGGTCAAGGAATTTGAAGCCACAATCAAGGCTTACGATGCCGAAACCAAGCGTATTTCGGCTGTTCAGGCGTCTATGACACCTGAGCAAATTCAGGACATTGTGCTTGGAACCGTGCATGGCATGATTACAAGCGGTGATCTCGTCAATCAGATGCCTGGACAGGAACTGCCGGGAGATCAAAATGATATGCAAATGCCACCTGATATGGGCGCTGCACCACCACCACCCGATATGGGCGGCGCGCCGCCACCTGACATGGGCGCTATGCCGCCGCCTGATATGGGAGCCATACCACAATGAAAGCCGCTGATTTTGTAGGTTTGCTGTTCTTGGCGCGGGATGTAACCCATTCTGTTCACTTGAACACGCGCAGTTACGCCAAGCATAAAGCCTTGCAGAAGTTCTATGAGGGCATTGTAGGCTTGGCTGACACGTTTGCTGAAGCCTACCAAGGCCGGTATGGGTTGATGGGCGGCATTACGCTTCAGACGGCCAAGAAGACGGCCAATGTCACCGAGTTTTTGCAAGACCAACTTGACGAGATTGAAACTGCGCGTAGCAAGGTCGTAGACAAAGACGACACAGCATTGCACAACATCATCGACGAAATTGTGGCTCTTTATCTGTCCACTCTCTACAAACTGAAATTTTTGGCGTAAGGAGCTAACATGGCAAATTATATGCAGCTTGCTGCTACTCAACAGGTTAAAGTCGGCGCAGGCAAACTCTATGGGATTTTTGTCTCTGCCACGTCTAGCGGTACTTTGGTGGTGTATGACTCTGACGCAAAAAACACTAGCGACCCCAAAATATCCAACACGATTACGCTGACTGCGGGTACTTCATATTTGAACTTCCCAGCGGGGCTGTTTTTTAGTAAAGGACTTTATATCGTACTTGGCGGCACGTCCGCTCAATTTACGGTAGCCTACGAGTAACCGTATTGGTGCGGCTCACCAAGGATTCTACAAGGATCAAAAATGTCTGACGAAGATGTGTTAGCGGTAGTACCCGCGCCGGAACAGGAAGCGACGACGGCCCCTGAACCTGAGCTACAACAGTCGGATGACGCGCCGGCCAAAGTCTTCACACAAGAAGAATTGGACGCTATTGTCAGCAAGAGGCTTGCTAAAGCAGAACGGAAATGGGCAAAACAAGCGTCACCGGCGCCTGTAGTACCTGTTACACCGCCTTCTTTAGATCAATTTGGTACTGTTGACGAGTATGCTGAAGCTAGAGCAGAGCAGATCATACAAACGCGGCAGCAACAGGCAAGACACTCCGAAATTGTTTCGGCGTATCAAGATCGTGAAGAGGATGCGAGGGACAAGTACGAGGACTTTGAACAAGTTGCGTACAATCCTAATCTTCCAATCACAACCGTGATGGCCCAAACAATACAGGCTTCCGAGATCGGCCCTGAAGTAGCGTACTACTTGGGGGCTAACCCAAAAGAAGCTGACCGGATTTCACGCCTTGAACCAATGATACAAGCCAAGGAAATTGGACGGATCGAAGCCAAATTGGTTACAGATCCACCTGTTAAGAAGTCAACGAGCGCACCTAGTCCTATATCTCCTGTCACTGCTAGAAACAGTGGAAACCCGGCCTACGACACCACCGACCCTCGGTCTGTAAAGACAATGAGTGCTTCGGAATGGATCGCCGCAGACCGGCTCAGGCAGAGAAAGAAGTGGGAAGCGGCACACCGTTAACACAGCTTTTGAAAGGCTAAATCATGGCGAACTCTATTCTTACTATCGACATGATCACCCGTAAGGCTCTTGAGATTCTTGAGAACAACTTGGTGATCACCCGTAACTGTAACCGTCAGTATGACGATTCTTTCGCTGTTGAAGGCGCAAAAATCGGCTCGACACTCCGCATCCGTCTCCCAGATCGCGCTCTCGTCACTGACGGCGCTGCTCTTCAGGTGCAGGATGACAACGAGCAGTTCACAACACTGACCGTTTCTTCGCAAAAGCACATCGGCGTCAACTTCACATCGGCAGAATTGACGATGCAGTTGGATGACTTCGCTGAACGTGTTCTCAAGCCTCGTATCAGCCAGTTGGCTTCCTCGGTCGATGCCGACGTTGCTAACGCATACAAGAGCATCTACTCGTCTGTCGGAACACCAGGCACGACACCTTCTACGTCGCTGGTTCTTCTTCAGGCACAGCAGAAGCTCAACGAGTATGCCGCTCCAATGAATGACCGTTACGCAACAGTTAACCCTGCTGCTAACGCGAACCTCGTTGAAGGCATGAAGGGCTTCTTCAACCCAGTTGACACCATCAGCCGCCAGTTCAAAAACGGCCTTATGGGTACAGGTGTTCTTGGCTACGACGAGATCAATATGTCTCAGTCGATTGTCCAGCACACGACTGGTTCGCGTTCGGCTTCGGACACGATCCTTGTCAACGGTGCTGTGACAACGCAGGGCCAGTCCACCATCAGCCTTGATGGCGGCACAGCTTCGGCTACGTTCAATGTCGGCGACGTGTTCACGATTGCTAACGTGTACTCCGTCAACCCACAGACCCGTCAGTCAACCGGCAGCTTGCAACAGTTCGTTGTGACCGCCGCTGCTACGGCATCTTCGGGTGCGTGGACAGACATTGCGATCTCGCCACCTATCTACACCTCGTCTAACGCTCTTGCTACAGTGGACTCGTTCCCTGCTAACAACGCGGCAGTCACGGTGCTTGGTGCAGCGTCCACGACGTACCCACAGAACCTTGTATATCAGAAGAACGCCATCACGCTTGGTTGTGCGGATCTTCTGCTCCCACAGGGCGTGGATATGGCATCTCGTCAGGTTCATAACGGCATCTCGTTGCGTATTGTTCGTCAGTACGACATCAACAATGACCGTATGCCTTGCCGTATTGACGTGCTGTATGGCTACTCCGTGATTCGTGCGCCTATGGCAGCTCGTATCTGGGGTTAATTTTTAACTCAGGGCATAACGCCCTGAGTTTTTCCTTTTTTCTTGTGGAGAATTACTATGGCTCTTCCTTCTGTAGGCGGCGGCTATCAGTTTAATGATGGCAATCTTGATGAAGTTAAAATGTCTGCTATACCGGTTCCGGCCACTGCGGTAGACAGCGCGACTTTGACGGTAAATCAGTTGATTAACGGCATTGTTCTTGGTTCGCCAACAACGACGGCAGCATATACGCTTCCGCTCGCAACGACCCTTGACAATACGTTGACCAACTCTAAAGCCGGTTCAACTTTCGATTTCCGTATCATTAACGTCACGGGTTCTGGCGTTATTACGGTAACAACCAACACAGGTTGGTCGATTGGCTCGTCTGGCTCGCAGGGTCTTATGACCGTTGCGGCGACTGCCGGTACAGTTCGTTCATTCCGCGCTCGTAAAACGAGTGATGGGGCTTGGGCGCTCTACGCGATCTCGTAATAAAAACGGGGCGGGGTAATTCCCGCCCCAATTTCAAAGGGCAAAAAATGCACATTCTTCTTGAACATCCGGTACACGGCAAAAAAATTGCTATTTCCGAAATGGAAGTTGAACACGATAAAGAACATGGTTGGAAACGGGTTAAAGATAAACCAGTTGATAACCAAAGCACAAATGAGTTAGAAGTACGTCGTCGTCGTAAGCCAGACGAGGCATAAGGAGCCACCATGACGACTACCGCAGGAGATCAAATCAACGGCGCTTTGCGGCTCATTGGTCAGCTTGCAGAAGCCGAAACACCTTCTGCGGCAACGTCTCAGGACGCTCTTGCCGCGCTCAATCAAATGATTGATTCGTGGAACACAGAACGACTGGCTGTCTTTTCTACGCAAGACCAAGTTTTTAATTGGCCGCCTAACGTCCTTAGCCGCACACTTGGCCCTTCCGGTGATTTTGTCGGCAATCGTCCGATACTTCTGGATGATGCCACATACTTCATCGACACGGCGTCGGGCATCTCTTACGGCATCAAGATTATCAATCAACAGCAATACGACGGTATTGCGGTTAAAACAGTCACTAGCACATACCCGCAAGTGATCTGGGTTAACATGACTTACCCCGACATTGAGATGTATGTGTACCCCAAGCCTACCAAGGTGCTTGAGTGGCATTTCATTTCTGTTGAAGAGTTAACAAAGCCTGCGTTGCTGTCCACCACCCTTGCTTTCCCACCGGGTTATCTTAGAGCGTTCAAGTACAATCTCGCTTGTGAAATTGCAGCCGAGTTTGGTGTAGAGCCTTCACCGCAAGTGCAACGCATTGCAATGACATCTAAGCGCAATCTGAAGCGCATCAATAACCCTGACGATGTCATGTCTATTCCATACGCAATTGTCGGAACTCGTCAGCGGTTTAACATCTTTGCGGGCAACTATTGATGCAAACACCTATCTTAGGCCAAAGCTATGTTGCTCGCAGTGTTAACGCTGCTGACAGCCGCATGGTTAACTTGTTTCCAGAGGCTACACCTCAAGCGGGCAAGACAGCGGGGTTCTTGAACCGCGCGCCAGGCCTTCGTCTGCTTGCGACCCTTGGTACTGGGCCTATTCGAGGGTTGTGGTCGCCTGACCCTAACGGGCTGTATGCCTACGTTATATCGGGAAATGCGTTTTACCGGATTGACACTAGCTATAACGTAGAGAATTACGGCTATGTTAGCGGCACGGGCCAAGTGTCAATGGCAGATAACGGGACGCAATTGTTTATTGCTTCCAACCCTGATGGCTACATCTTCAACATGACGACGTTGATTTTTGCGCCAATCACCGATCCTGATTTCCCCGGCGCTGTTACGGTCGGGTATCTGGACGGGTATTTTGTCTTCAACGAGCCTAACTCACAGCGCGTATGGACAACGGCTCTTCTTGATGGATCGTCTGTAGATCCGCTTGATTTTGCTAGTGCTGAAGGTTCGCCCGACGGCCTTGTCTCGCTTATCATTGACCACCGCGAGGCATGGCTGTTTGGTACGAACTCGGTCGAAGTCTGGTACGACGCAGCCAATGCAGGATTTCCGTTAACCCGTATTCAGGGCGCCTACAACGAAATCGGGTGCGTAGCTGCATACTCGGTCGCCAAACTGGACAACGGCGTGTTCTGGCTTGGCGGCGATGCACGCGGTGAGGGCATCGTCTACCGCACGAACGGATATACAGGCCAACGTATCTCAACGCACGCTATTGAGTGGCAAATTCAACAGTACGGCGATATTTCGGATGCTATCGGTTACACATACCAACAGGACGGCCACGCCTTCTACGTTCTGATCTTTCCATCTGCCGGCGCAACGTGGGTGTATGATGTTGCGACCGACAACTGGCACGAACGGGCTGCGTGGGTAAACGGGGAGTATACCCGTCATCGTTCCAACTGCCAGATGGCGTTCAACCATCAAGTTATTGTTGGCGATTACAATGATGGCCGTGTTTATGCGTTTGACTTGGAAACTTACTCTGATGATGACCAACCACAGCGTTGGCTTCGTTCATGGCGGGCTTTACCGCAAGACCAGAACACGCTTGTCCGTACAGCCCAGCACAGCCTTCAGCTTGATGCTGAAACAGGCGTTGGGCTTAACAGTGGTCAGGGCGATGCCCCCGAAGCCATGCTCCGTTGGTCGGACGATGGCGGGCATACATGGTCAAATGAGCATTGGTCGTCAATGGGCGCTATTGGTGCTTACGGCACTCGTACCTTCTGGCGTCGGCTTGGTATGACCAATAAATTGCGCGACCGAGTGTATGAGGTGTCAGGAACAGATCCTGTGAAGATAGCTATCGTCGGCGCAAATCTATTATTGAGCGGCTCAAGTGCCTAATGCAAACCGCGTTCCAACCACACAAGTCCCGCTAACAGACCCGACTACAGGATTAGTCTCCCGCGCTTGGTTTCGGTTTTTTGAAAACCTGAACACAATCGTAAGTGATGTCTACACGCCGACATTGACCAACACGACCAACATCACGTCTAGCACGCCTGCAATTTGTCAGTATTTTCAAATCTACAATGTGCTTACGGTAAGCGGTCAAGTTACAATACAGGCTACGGCTACAGGCGCGTGTAATTTAAAAATGACATTGCCTGTCGCCAGTAAATTTACATTTTCCGGTCAAGCCGCAGGCACGTTTGCTACGACCACCGCAGGCGGTACAGCGCAGGGCGCTATCTTGGCTGATATTACAAATGATCAACTTGAATTTCGGTTTACGGCTACGAATACAGCGTCAACGGTCTATTCTTTCACGGCTACTTACCAACTTGTGCAATAGTAAAAATCAATGTAGGGTGCGGCTATGGCAGTCATTCTTTCCCCTTTAGCCGGTGCAGGCTGGCAGTTCTTCGACGACAACGGCGATCCGTTGACGGGTGGACTGCTATATACTTACGCCGCGGGGACAACTACACCGCTTACAACATACACCGACAGCACTGGCGCTACGCCTAACACCAACCCGATTGTGCTTGATTCGGCAGGGCGCGTGTCAGCCCAAGTTTTTTTAACTACGGGTAGCAGCTACAAGTTTGTGTTGCAGACCTCGGCAAGCGTTACAATCTGGACGAAAGACAATATTGACGGGATTCCTGAGTCTAGCATCACATCGCTCCGCATTAATGGCTCAACGTCCGGCTATGTAGATTTGCAGACCGTTCCTATTGCGGGCGCAAACACAATTACGTTTCCTGCCGCTACTGGCACGGTTCTGTTAGACCCGAATACGGCGTTTACCGGCACGACGACATTTCAGACAATCTCGGCTACTAAAGACATCTCTGGCCGCACGCTAAACGCATCTGGTTCGATTACGGTCGGCAGTTATTTGTACGGTAGCGGCACGGGGCAGTTCAAAATTCCTGAAGGCACGACGGCTGAACGCGCAGGGTCGTTTACCGGCATTGGGTCGATCACAGGTACAACGCTTGCCCTTTCGTCTGTAGCCACAGGCGCGGCATATGTCGGCGCAACGATCACAGGTACGGGCGTAACCGCCGGCACGCGCATTACAGAGTTCTTGACCGGCACAGGCGGCGCGGGAACGTATACGGTCAGCGCGTCTCAGACGGTAGCGTCTACGACAATTACCGACCAAGCCGTGTCCGGCATGATGCGGTACAACTCAACGCTGTCTACTTTTGAAGGGTACAGCGCGGGCAACTGGGGTTCGATTGGCGGCGGGGCTACAGGCGGTGGCTCTGACGCTGTGTTTAATCTGAACGAAAAAATTATCACAACATCCTACACGATTGCCGCTACTAAAAACGCCAACTCTGTTGGCCCTTTAACCATTAACTCAGGCGCGGTAGTTACGATCTCGTCTGGCTCACGTTGGGTGGTTCTCTAATGTCTCAAATTGTACTCACTTCTGATGTTCTTGGCACTACGACAGCGGGGGCGCTAGAGTACGCTTCTCCTGTTATTTATGGCACACCAGTAGGTAACCAAAGGGGCGTTATTCCTAACGCGCAGTTCTTTCGGTTAGACGCAGATCTTGCAGGCGCAAACGTCAATACAGCACAAAGCGTGTTTAATGTTAGCGTTTCGTTATCTGCTTCAACGGTTTACGCATTTGAAGGAAACTATTTATTTTCTAAAACTGTAGGAACGACAAACCACTCTGTTGGAGTAGGCTTTGGCGGTACAGCTACCATCACTACTATTGGGTACAACGCATCAGGTTCCGTAGGTGCAACTAACCCAACTACGTCAGCCAATTACGGCGATCTCATAGGTATTGTTGTTACGCCAACCGCAGTAACGGGTGTAGTTACGGGCGCGGCTACTTTAAGAAGCGCGATACGATTAAAAGGCACCGTTAGTATTAACGCCGCAGGCACGTTTACGCCTCAGTACATTTTGTCAGCCGCTCCTGGCGGTGCGTACTCGACCGTTGCAGGTAGCTACTTCTTGATCTACCCAATCGGGGCATCTGGGTCTAACGTCAACGTAGGAACATGGGCATGAGTTCGATTGTTCTAGGTGCAGACACTCTCCTCGGTACAACGCCCGCTATCGGCTCTGTCGAGTTTGATGGCAAAGCGTTCTACAACACGGCGCAAGGCACGCAACGCGGTATCATACCCGGCGCTCAGTTCTTTCGGTTGGAATCTAACCTTGCGGGTGCAAACGTCACAACAGTGCAGAGCGTGTTTGGTGTTAGCGTCACGTTGTCTACTTCAACGATATACGCTTTTGAGGCCATGTACTACCTGAACAAAACAGCAGGGGCTACATCGCACACCGTTGGTGTTGGGTTTGGTGGGTCGGCGACACTTAACAGCATTTTATATTCTTACAATGGGTATGACACTACCGGCGCAATTGGGGTGCGCGTTGCATCGTCTACCCTTGATGTGTTTTTTAACAGCACTGCTGCAAATACAACGGCTACAGGTTCTATTGCAACGGCGGGGTTAAGCCTAACCGCAAACATTAAAGGCATTGTCAGCATCAATGGCGGCGGTACGTTCACGCCTCAGTACACGCTCTCTGCTGCTCCCGGCGGTGCGTACAGCACTATGGCGAATAGCTACTTCCTAATCTACCCAATCGGCGCGTCCGGCGCTAACATTTCCGTAGGAGCTTGGGCATGACCATAACACTTGATGGCACAGCAGGCGCTACTATCAGCGGGGATATGTCGTTCAACTCCGGCTACGGCTCCGCAGCAACGGCATACGGCTGCCGTGCGTGGGTAAACTTCAACGGCACGGGTACAGTTGCTATCCGTGCGAGCGGGAATGTTACGAGCATTACGGATAATGGCACGGGTGACTACACTATAAACCTTACGACTGCGATGCCCGACGTGAGTTATTCATTTGTTGTTAGCGCAAGAAACGACGGTGCTGGTTCAGGTGGGAATTGGAACGCGGTAGTAAAATCAGGAACAACACCAACAGTATCAGCGGTGACTATTGTTATGGGGCCGACAAATACAGGTGTAACAGTAGATAGTGCTTATGTTTGGGCAGCAATCTTCCGCTAAAAGGATAACACAATGAACCGCATTATATACCCAAACGACGAAGGTGG